TCCAATACTGGCCGCATCAAAAAATGGAAATAACACCATTTTATCTTCAAAGTCTTTTCTAAGACCATGATTAGCTTCTGCTAGCCAGTCGGCTTTTGCGAATTGACATATCTTTAATATGTGCAAACCCGGATGAAAATCGGTATCTTTTTCTTTTTCCTCTATGGTGGGCCATATTTGGACCTCACCCTCTCCTATCTTGTCTCTATCTTGTAAAGCTTCCACGATAGCGATACCGCCGCCTTGAGCATCAATAGCGATCTCAACACATGGAAAAGCTTTCATTAGCTGTCTAATTTTTTTAGCACAGTATGAATAAAAATCGTCTTCCGTAACCAGTTTAGATTTTAACTTTTCTTTATGTTGCTTTCTCGTCGTCGTCCAACAATGGACCACTCTCCTATGATCGCTATTTAGCTCTAAGACAACTATACTGAAATTATCAACCTCAGACGCAGGATCGACACCAAAAATATATTTTTTATTTGGTTCACCCTTTAGTGCAGACTCAAAACACACTTCTCCAGAAGAAATAACAACGGGCTTCATTTGAGAAGTGGTGCAAGACTCTATCAGGCTTCTTTTAAAAAAGCCCTGACTGTCGGTTGTAAAAACAGCACCATATTCCATGTTGTATATACCAGAATGAACGGTGGCTTTAGCTCTTGCTATTTGGCCGCTATCCATAAATCCATCTGGTAATTTCTGAACAGGAATTCTACTTACTGAGTACTCAGACCAGTCAAAATCAGCAGGAACAGAACCACCAAATATTTCAGCGAGCAATCTTTCGTCGCCCCCGCTAGAAACTATAGAGTGATATCTTTTCCAATACTCTGCAAAGTGATTGAAGTCATAATAAGCAGTACCACTAAGTATGATTTGGTTTGATTTATCAAATGTTTCGGTTTTTTTTCTGCTTACAGGTATACCAAGACTTTCAGCCATTTTAGCTTTAGCTTTTTCTTTTACCTTTTCCGCTGGCGAAGCGGCAACAGCGGCAAAACCGGCCACAACATTTTCAAAAATATCTCTGGGAATAGAATTGTGCTGACGATGCCCTTCTGCGTAAAAACTATTGGTTTGCGGTAAATAGTAGTCATAAAGATAATCCTGCTCATCTAACTTAGTTACGCTTACCACCTTTCTATACTGGGTGACGCTCTTGGCATCATCAATAAAATCCTGTGCATCTTGTTGTGATTCAAACCTTTTTTGAATCTTCTTTCCATTAATTACGAAATTAACTTTCCATTTCCGTCTAGACTTATCATAGTGAGGTTTAGGCGTCTTGTCTACATAGTGACACTCGTCTAAAACATCTTTAAATCTAGGGATGTCTAGCATGGTAGCGGCATCGAATGCCACCTTACCATTCCATCTAACCATCCACTGTTTGTTTTCGCTGATATCTGACGAACGACTCGTTATGTAGCCATCGTAGCCAAGCTTACTCATTAACACCTGAACATCTCTGCACAAACGCTCGGAAACAGAATAATATGCCAGTCCAATTTTACCCTCCACGCCCTTATCGCTCCAAAGAAAACAAGACCCGTCACCATCAAACAATCCGCTTAGGAAGCGTATAACAGACTTTCTTGGCGACTGCAAAATCTTTGATGGAATCTTTTTATCATGAGAAGTAACATATTCTAGTCCCAAGTCTAGCAACTCTTCCCTAAACACTACATCGCAAAGATTCGCATCCCACGACTCTTTACATTTGCCAAATCTATTGTCTACATAAGCATCTCTATGATAAGCCGTGAACCCGTAACTATCCTCTAGCGTGGATATCAACTGTCTGTCTGTATTTTTAACACTTACAACATTTTTATTGGTTACAGACCCCTCGGAAACAAGAACTCCTAGCAGCCAAGCAAGGTTCTCGTCAATACTCTCGGTCCCCCAGGTGTCAATAATAGGAGTCTTTTCTATAAAGTCCCCATCGGTGATTTCTAGTGGCGTTTTCCACCCGTTCATTGTCATAAGTTGATGTTTCTCAGAACATCTTACAACGTAACCATTATCCATTTTAACTTCGTAAACATCTTGTAACGGCGTAGCAATGTATTTCATCGCTCTCTCTTGAGCAAAGGTGTCATCCCCAGTGTAAATCTCAGCTTTTCTAGCAGAATCAAAGTCTTCAATTCTAATAAGACCACTGGTGGTTTCAACCAAAGATCCCGCCTTCAAGCAGGCGAACTCGTCCGCAATAATATCATTAGCGCGCTGACCTCTAATTTTACTACCATCACCCAGAGGAAGACATGTTATTGTACTCTGCCCCAAATGCATGACACATCTATCTATATCTCGCCTTGGGCCGCTATTACTGGGGCACAAATCTCTAAGTATTGGGGCATTTTTCCATATTGTATCCATATACTCAAAAAGAACTTTAGATTGACGGAAGGCAGCACCAACAACAATTATTTTTCTTCTAGGCATAAATAAACCACGAAGCAATGGGTAGACAGAAAGAATAAAAGACTTACCCATACCGCGAGAACCAATAAGCATCGGAAATTTACGATTCCACATCTCATAAAGCAAAAGAGACTGAAACGGCAAAAGCTCAATATTTAATATATATTTGCAAGCGAAGGAAAAATACTCTGGGCGCATCATAAGCCAAGCTATTCTTTCTAGAAGCTTTTCATTATCTGAATCCTGCATTACAAAATCCATAGGATTAAATAATTCAGAATCATTTACATTTATATTTAGCCAAGCATCTTCTATTTGTCTAGAATAATCTTTAGAAGGTAAGATACCCTTTTTAACATTTAAATTCATTTATGAATACCATCCGTAAAACCGTAATGAATAGCTTCGTCTGAAGTCATATACCAGTCTCCATATGCCATTTTTCTTTTTAAGAAAGCTTTTACTTTTGATAGAGTGAATTCTCTTTCTTTAAAGTAAGCCCCTGTCTTTTCGCACTTTTCTGAATAAATATTAACCATGATTGTGCCCAGGTGTTTTTCAAATGAAGCCAAGTTTTGAGACGCTAGATAGTGGCCGCTAATTTCGCTATTGCCCCAGTGAACCATAAATACGGCATTTGGCGTTAATAGCCTTTTGTTTGCCGCCTGCATTATTATGGTGCCCATAGAACAAACCTGAGAATAGCCAATAACCGTAGTTCTACATTTACAATTTTTAATAGCGTCATAAATACCCATACCAGAATACCAACAGCCGCCAATAGTCTGTAAGTGAATAGTTATGGGTTCTTTATTTTGGTTCTTGAGGAAGTTGATGTTTTTTATAAAATTCTGAAGCATTCTATAGTCTACACCCGCGCTCTCTCCAGAATCATCAAATTCGTTTATGTAAATTTCCCTATTTTTTACGTCTATTCCATAATTGTGAATTTCGCCAATGGCGTCTCTATGTGTTGACATTTTAACCCTTATTGAAAAGCTCGTTAAGTCTCTTAAAAATACTATTACATATCAAAAAGGCATTGTACTTATTATCGCAAAATACTACATTTATATCATATCTAATAGATATTTCCATTAGGGCTTTTATTAAATATCTACCACTAATTTTTGTTTGTTCAACTATATCAAATCTTTTACCTTTGGGTTTGGCTATTTCTCCCTTTTTATAAAGTTCATAATTTTGTTTGTCTTCTTCGCTTAATAAATTTTCAGGATATCCTATTATATCTGAAGCAGAAAATTCAAGCAAGATATAACGAAATTTAAAATCCGTCATTCTTTCCATTTCATTATAAAATGTTTGTTTCTTTTTACCCAAATTAATAGCTATCTCAGAAACAGAAGCTTTGCGCTCTATGCAAATAATATCTTCATAATCTTTTAATGTATAGTCTCCAGTATGAAGAGTTACTACTTCCATGCCTTCACATCTATCATATTTAGTAAAGAACCAGCCGTCTTGCTCTCTGGTATCTTTTATGACTGTATAATTTGGTATATTTTTTGACATATGTTATTTTTTTATATAATGTAAATGACCATCCTTATAAGATAGGCCGTCTTGCAGCTTTTCTTTTCTGAGAAGTCTGTAAGTTTTGTTGTAAACATGTGTATGGACTTCTACACATAAAGTTTGACCGCTATCAAGTTCTTTGATTTTTTCCAATATTCCTTCCGGCGTAGGAGTCGGTTCTGGAACAAGATGA